GCCTAACGACATTAGAGACTTTCTAAATCAGGTAAAAGCAAAGGGTATCGCCCGTCCTAACATGTTCCGTGTTACCGGCGACATTGGACCAGAAGGTGCAATGGACGCTAGAGCCGAAGCAGTTTTGATCAGATCCGCTTCAATTCCAGCAATGGAAGTTGGAGAGATCGTCGTTCCTTATCGCGGACGACAGGTCAAAGCACCCGGCGACAGAACCTTTGCGGATTGGGATATCACAATCATTTCAGACGAAGCCTACGAACTTCATGGTAAGTTCCAAGCATGGCAGAACGCACTCGGTAGTGTTCAAGCAAACGATACGAATGCAACTTCAGCCGGTGAAATCTTCGGCGGTACACTATACAAGGACTGGATCGTAGAAGCACTTGACCGTGGTGGTGATGCTGTGCGATCTTGGAACCTCGTAGGTTGCTGGCCTAAGAGTATCGGTGCTATCGAAGTTGCTGCCGATACTAACGACTCATTCGCTGAATTTACTGTGACCCTTACCTACCAATACTTCCAGACAGATACCGCTGCCTTCTAAGCAGTAATAAGGAATTTATATTATGCCACTCGACCTTTTTGGATTCTCGATTGGTCGGAAGAAGCCTACTGTTGGTTCAGAGGCTCTTCTGTCCAGACCCGTATCCTTTGTCCCACCAGACCCAGAAGACGGTGCATCATATGTTGATGCTTCGGCTGGGTTTTTTGGGCAGTTTGTCGATTTCGATGGACAAATCAAAAACGAGAGAGATCTCATTTACAAATATCGAGATATGTCCCTACACTCTGAGGTAGATACAGCAATCGATGATATTGTAAACGAAGCGATTGTACAGGACGATATCAAACAAACTCTTCAACTCGATCTTGAGGATGTGGATCTACCAGATCCAGTCAAAGGCAAGATGACCGAAGAGTTTGAGCATATCCTAAAGATGCTGAACTTCAAGAATAGAGGTTATGACATTTTTAGAAAGTGGTACATCGAAGGAAAGACTTATTACCATGCGGTTATTGATCCGCAGAATCCAAAAAAGGGTCTTCTCGAACTTCGTCCTGTTGATTCTGCAAAGATTCAAAAGATCAAGAGCGTCAAGAAGAAATCAGTCAAAGATAAACAGGGTCGAGATGCAGTCAAAGTTGTTGATCGTGTAGAAGAGTACTATCTCTACATGGAAAATGAGAATACACCAGAGCAACAAGGCTTGAAGATTTACCCAGATTCGATTGTTTATTGTCACTCTGGTCTTTACGATCTCGCAAAGAAGCGTGTATACGGAAATCTACACAAGGCAATCAAGCCTCTAAACCAACTCCGAATGATTGAGGATGCGGTTGTAATCTATAGGATCTCGCGGGCGCCTGAGCGTAGGATATTCTACATTGATGTAGGTTCTCTACCAAAGAACAAAGCGGAACAATATCTCCGTGATGTCATGAATCGTTATCGAAACAAACTTGTTTATGATGCAACCACAGGTGAGATTCGAGATGATCGAAGACATCAGTCAATGCTCGAAGACTTCTGGCTACCACGACGAGAGGGTGGCAGGGGAACTGAGATTAGCACCCTTCCGGGTGGTGAGAATCTTGGACAGATGGATGATGTCGAATACTTCAAGAAGAAACTATACCGATCACTCGGTGTTCCTTCTTCTCGACTCGAAGCAGACAATGGTTTCAACATGGGCAGGTCATCAGAGATCACCCGTGATGAACTCAAGTTCTTCAAGATGATCGAGAAACTACGACAGAAGTTCTCCGAGATGTTTACACAGGCTCTTCGCATTCAACTCGTACTCAAGGGTGTGATGAAAGAGGAAGAGTTTGACAAGATCAAAAATGATATTCGATATGAATATGCCAGAGACTCATACTTCACTGAACTGAAGGATGCTGAAATTCTAGAGAATAGAATGGGTGTGCTTCGAGAGATTACAGATCATGTAGGTAAATACTACTCTCATGAGTTTATTCGTAAGAAGGTACTCAACCAGACCGATGAGGAAATCAAGGAGATTGATGCTCAAATTCAGTCTGAACGAGAAGAAGGTAAGATCGAACCAGACACGAAGGAGTTCTATTGATGTCACTCGAAGAATTCAAAGAAACTTATGCAGAGCATTTCACATTCACTTCTGATGAAGAGATCGAGTGGTATTACTCTGTAGTCAAGGACCAACTATGATCGAATACAACAAACTCTACGAACTACTAAAACTGCAAGAAACGATGCTTCGTGAACAGGAAGATGGTGTTGCTGTCTCCGAACCGAAGAAAGAAGCAAACCCATCGCAAGGTGCGAAACCCGAAAAGACACAGGACGATGCAGAAATCGCCCTTGACCCTAAACTAGAGAAGGAGTTCTATCACTCTACATTTGATGTCGGAGAGAATACCGTAACTCTAAAGACTTTGGGGTTGGGTTCAACTGCACCTGTTGTTGTATATGTCAATGATAAGAGATGGGAAGTATTCGCCGGACCCAAAAAGGCTACAAAGGCGGTAAAGGAATACCTTCAACGTATGAACAAAGAGTCATACTTCGTGCATTCGATCAAGACTGCATTGAACGAGGGGAAGACTAAAGTCGAAATCAATGACGGTAAGTCAAACGTGATTGAGAAAAACGACGCAAAGGCTGTCATGGAACTATATGACAGATTGTCATTTGACAATCAAAGCCTGCTTGTTGATAGGTTTTTTATAGATAGTAAGAACATGGCTAGTGTGATTGATTTCGCACACAAGAATAGGAACTAAGTTATGGCAGAATCAAAAGACGTTATTGATGCAATCAGAGATAGTAATCTAGATACTGCAAGAGATGTTACAAGAGACCTCCTTTATCAAAAGGCTGCTGACTATATGTCATCAAGAAAAGAACAGGTTGCTTCTAATATTTCTCAAACTCTGAGTGTTGATGTTGATGATGTTCACACTTTTGAAGACATCCCAACTGAGGTTGAACCCGAAGTTGATGCTGAAGTGACACCCGAACAAGAAACAGAAACACCCGAACCGGAGGAACCAACGGATGCTACTGATCACGGAAACGACTGAGGACATCAAACTCATCTGCGAAGCAGACGAGGAGTCCGGTAAGAAAGAGTACTTCATTGAAGGTATCTTTATGCAAGCAGAGCAGAAGAACCGAAATGGTAGAGTGTATCCCGGTAAGACCCTTATGAAAGAGGTCAAGCGATACAACAAAGAGTATGTTACAAACAGCCGTGCAATGGGCGAACTCGGTCATCCCGAGGGTCCAACTGTGAACCTCGAACGTGTTTCTCACCTCATCAAAGAGATGAAAGTGGACGGAGATAACATCTTGGGTAAGGCTAAAATCCTAGACACTCCCTATGGTCAGATCGTGAAGAATCTGATTGATGAGGGTGCAAAACTAGGTGTGTCTTCGCGTGGTATGGGTTCACTCAAAAGAAACAATGAGGGAGTCAATGAAGTGCAAGAGGACTTCATGTTGGCAGCAGTTGATATTGTTGCCGATCCATCTGCACCTGACGCATTCGTCAATGGTGTTATGGAAAATAAAGAATGGGTTTGGGAGAATGGTGTTCTACAGCCGCGTGAAATCGAAATCATGCAAGAATCAATTTCAAAGGCTGATAGGCGTAAAATTGATGAGGCTAAGATCAAGTGCTTCAAATATTTCCTCTCTAGGCTCTAAAAAGTATAAATACAACAGTCATTCCAAACTAAAGGAGAATTCACATGTCCGATATCGATGCTCTAGAGGCAGCAAAAGAAGTTCTTGAATCCGAAGCGATTCAGGACGAAACCATTGTTGAGGCTGAAGAGGAAGTAATCGGCGGCAAAGAAAGCAAAGTCATTGGAGGAAAGAAGGTCGAAGTAATTGACCCCAAAGCCAAAGATGCTGATGCTAAGAAGAACAAAAAGTCCGCTGATATGAAACCCTCAGATGCTTCCGCAGAAGAAGAAGAAGAAATCAAGATGAAGGAAATGTCCTACAAAATGAAGGAGCATATGGATGCTCTCTTCGGTGGCGAAGATCTTTCCGAAGATTTCCGCAATAAGGCAACCGTCATCTTTGATTCCGCTATCAATGAAAGAGTTGAAGCAAAGACTACCGAACTGCAAGAGCAGTACGATACTAGACTTGCTGAAGAACTCGAATCCGTAACCAACGAACTCACTACCAAACTTGATGACTATCTAAACTACGTTGTCAAGGAATGGGCTGAAGAGAACGAAATCGCTATTGAGCATGGTCTCAAAAATGAAATCTCAGAGTCCTTCATTACAGGTCTTCGAGAACTTTTTGAGAGTCACAACATTAGCATTCCTGAAGAAAAGTTCGATGCACTTGAAACTGCTAACGGCAGAGTTGAGGAACTCGAAGGTAAACTTCAAGAACAACTTGAGAAGAACATTGAACTGGTAAAGATCAGCGAAAACCTTGAGCGTGAACAGGCATTTGTTTCCGCTTGTGATGGGCTAACTGATACTGAAGTAGAGAAGTTCAAATCTCTATCAGAAGGGATTGAGTTCGACGATAACGCCCAATATGTCGATAAGTTGAACATCCTGAAGGAGTCTTACTTTGGTGAAAACACCATCGTAAGCGAAGAGAAGATCGAGGAGAGTTCCGATGGATCCGCTCCTCTAGTAGAGAGCGGAAGCGTGATGGATAATCTTGTCCAGAACCTTTCTCGAATTTCAAACCGTCCTAGCCAATCAGTCTAACCCACACTTTTTATACATAGAAAGACTTACTTCCACAGTAAAAGGAGAAACACAATGTCAGATCAACTACTGACCGAACAACTTCAATCGAAGTGGGCACCAGTCCTCGAACATGCGGACTATGACCCAATCAAGGATAACTATCGCAAAAACGTAACTGCGGTACTCCTTGAAAACCAACAGATGGCACTCAACGAAGCAGCCCCCACCAACGCACTCGGTGGTTCAATGACCCCCAACGGTCTTGAATCAGAAGGTAGCGTCAAGGGTTTCGATCCTGTGCTTATCTCACTCGTTCGTCGCGCCATGCCTAACATGATGGCATACGATGTTTGCGGTGTCCAGCCAATGACTGGTCCTACCGGACTCATCTTCGCAATGCGATCCCGCTACGATTCTCAAACTGGAACCGAAGCATTCTACAACGAACCCGGTTTCTCTGGTGGTGCTAACCTTAGCGGCACTGGTGGTACAACCGCAGAGTACACAGGCGATCCTCTATCTGGACAGTCTGCTGGTCTCACTGCTAGTGTTCACGCTAGAACATACTTCGCCAACGAAGGTGACTTTACTTCCACTGCGGAAGGTAAGAGTCCTAAGCAAATGGCATTCTCCATCGAGAGAGTTGCTGTTGAAGCCAAGACTCGTTCCCTCCAAGCGAAGTACTCCACCGAACTCGCTCAGGATCTCAAGGCTGTTCACGGTCTAGATGCTGAAGCGGAACTCGCTAACATTCTCTCAACCGAAATCCTCGGTGAGATCAACCGCGAGGTCGTTCGTAACCTCAACCTCACTGCTGTTCTTGGTGCATCACAGGGTGACCTTGCTTCGTCTGCTGGTATTACAGTTGACGGTGCTGGTGTCTCGACTGGACTGCTCCAGAAGGGTGTATATGACGTAACTAAGGACTCTGACGGTCGTTGGAGTGCTGAGAAGTTCCGTGGTCTACTCTTCCAAATCGAGCGTGAGTGCAACACCATTGCTAAGGAAACTCGTCGCGGTAAGGGTAACTTCATCATCTGCTCGTCAGATGTTGCTTCTGCCCTCTCCATGAGTGGTATGCTCGACACAAATCCTGCATTCGCAAACCTCGAAGTCGATGACACTGGTAACACCTTCGTCGGTGTTCTCAATGGTCGTCTCAAGGTTTACATCGATCCTTACGCTACTGTAAACTACATCAACGTAGGTTACCGTGGTTCGTCGCAGTATGACGCTGGTGTGTTCTACTGCCCATACGTCCCACTGCAAATGGCAAGAGCGGTCGATAGCGATTCCTATCAACCACAGATCGCGTTCAAGACTCGCTACGGTATGGTTGCTAACCCCTTCTCGAAGGGTGCAACTGCCCCAAGCACTTCGTTTGACAACGGTCAGACTCCTCTTGAAACTCGCGTCAATGTCTACTACAGAATCTTCCGTGTAGATAACCTCCACGGTGTCCAAGCAGGAACTCAGTCGGTATCACCCTGATCCTGACGGATAATTGAAATAGTCGGACTTAGCCCGACAGGAAACCCCCGAGACCAGAAAGGCTCGGGGGTTTTCTCTTATACATACTATGGAGGAAACTCATGAGTTTTGAAGGATTGAACTTACACAAAGTCGTCAAGAAGAAGCCTAAATTGCGGAATCCAATGGGCAACGATCCAAGGTTGGACCTAACTACATCTTCTTCTCGTCCTACCGGGATTGATTCTTATCTCCCTTCAACAAGAACTGGTTCTACTCAGGGTAACTATCTCGATAAGTATCCAGAGAAGATCAACTATCTACAGCAACCCGGATTCAAATTTAGTCTCTTTCGTTCCCCTCACCTAAGTTACTTTTGCCAAAGTGCAACTATTCCCGGTATGCAGGTAGAGGCTCTTGATCGACCAACTAACATTGGTATGCTTCCAATACCCGTTGCAGGATCTCCGTCACTTGATGACTTTGAGATTACGTTCCTTGTGAACGAAGACTTGTCAAACTGGCTAGAGATTTACAACTGGATGAGATCTATCACTACCTTTGACGATTACGATGAGTACAAAGATACAAACACACACTACTCAAATGCCACACTAATGACATTGAATAGTGCCATGAATATAAACTTTGAAGTGGAGATCAAAGATCTATTCCCAAAGTCACTATCTGCTATTGAAATGACAACAACTGCTGGTACAATAAACCCAATCGAAGCAACCGTAAGTTTCGGCTATACTTCGTATGAGATTAGGAATCTAGGAAACCAGACAGGATAACTTCACTATGAAATTTGATGAACTCCGCCGCATGGTTTCGGTGGACATGAAGATTGATGGAACTGAACTTGATATTGAATCTCTGAAGACTCCTCAATTACACAACAAGTATCTAAACCTCTACCATGATGAAAGACTTATTCTAAAGCAGATGAAGTCTCGAATCAAGGAACTTGTTCGTGATAAATGGGAATTCTACAGTGGTAAGATGAGCGAAGAGAAACTCGAACGTCTAGGCTGGGAACCATTTCAACTCAAAGTATTGAAGCAAGATCTCGATAGATACATCGAGTCTGATACGCATGTTGCACGCGAGTATGATCGTATTGCTTTCCAAGAAGAGAAGGTTGATTTTCTCCAAGCAACTTTGAAGTCTATCACTGCACGACAGTGGGATATCAAGAATGCGATTGAGTGGAGAAAGTTTACCAATGGACTCTAGTGATCCGATGCATCGCGTGTATCTCAAGCACGCATACTACTTAGCAGAAAAGTCTCCTGACCCAAGAACTCAAAATGGAGCAGTTTTAGTAGACCACTCACAAGGTATGATCTCTGGGTGTCCAAATGAATTTCCGAGGGGTGTAAACGTCTCAGAGGAGCGGTGGGGGGACGAGAAGTACCATTATGTGGAACATGCGGAACGCAACACCATATACAAAGCGATTCGTTCTGGATACTCCCCGGAAGGACTTACTCTCTATTGTCCATTTTATGCGTGTTCTGATTGTGCAAGAGCAATCATTCAAACAGGTATACGGAGAGTAGTTGGACACAAGGAATACATGGACATCGTGCCTGAAAGATGGCGCAAGAGTGTTAGTATTGGTCACCAAATGATGCAAGAAGCAGGAGTGATATGTGCATTTTGGTCGGGTAAAATTGGAGAGATTACCATTCGAGTAGATGGTAAAGACTTCCACCCATAAATACTTGTATGAGTGATCTTGTTGTAAATCCAATCGATACCGCGAGCGTTCGTGTCACTTGTGAACGTCATGTCGCAAAGGAACTTTCAGAGTTCTTTACCTTCAAGGTTCCGGGGTATCAGTTTATGCCTGCCTACAAAAACAAAATGTGGGACGGTACTATCAAACTATACAACATGTTTTCAGAGAGTCTCTACGCAGGTCTTGTTCCATATGTCAAGGCTTTTGCCAATGAGAGATCTTATACTATTGAGATCGATCCCAAACTGGATGTCAAAGATGACATGTCTGTGGAGCAGGTTCGCAAATTCATCGATGACCATCTACAGCCTATTGCAGGTGGACAGAAAATCAATGCACACGATCATCAAGTCGAGGGTGTACATCATGCAATGCAGAACAAAAGATGCCTATTGCTATCTCCTACCGCATCCGGTAAGTCTCTGATGATCTACGCTCTGGTGCGTCACTGTCTAGAGATTCTTCCGAAAGACAAGAAGGTTCTTATCGTCGTACCCACCACTTCTCTGGTTACGCAGATGTACTCCGACTTTGCAGAGTACTCTACACACGATCCCAACTTCTCGGCGGAAACAGACTGTCATGTTGTGTTTGCTGGTCAGGATAAGATCGCAGATGCGAGAGTAATCATTTCCACTTGGCAAAGTATCCACAAGATGCCTGAGAAGTACTTTGATAACTTCGGTGGGGTATTCGGGGATGAGTGTCACTTGTTCAAATCAAAATCACTGACTCGTATCATGTCCAAATTGAAAGATTGTCCCTATAGAGTGGGGACAACAGGTACGTTAGATGGAACGCTCACACACAAGTTGGTGATTGAAGGGTTGTTCGGTCCTGTGTATAAAGTCACAGATACCAAAAATCTCATGGACATGGAATTGCTATCGAAACTAAGCATCGACTGTATTCTTCTTGACTACGATGATAAGGTGAAGAAGCAAAACGCTAGAATGAAGTATTTCGAGGAACTGGAGTGGTTAGTAACCAACAAAGACCGAAACAACTTCATTGCAAACATGGCAAAGTCACTAAAAGGTAACACACTGATACTCTTTCAGTTGGTAGAGAAGCATGGAAAACACCTAAATAAACTGATAGAGAAGATGTGTCCCGACCATCAAGTATTCTTCGTGTACGGAGGAACCGATGTTCACGATAGAGAAAGCATCCGAAAGATCGCAGAGGAGAATGAGAATGCAATTATTGTCGCATCGTATGGTACGTTCTCAACAGGAATCTCTATCAGAAGACTACACAATATCATATTCGCTTCTCCATCAAAAAGTCGCATCCGTGTGTTGCAAAGTATCGGTAGGCAACTAAGAAAATCAGAGCATAAAGATCTTGCAAGGCTCTACGACATCGGAGATAATTTGAGTTGGAAAACATGGAAGAATCATACCCTCAAACACTTCCTTGAAAGAATGAAACTCTATAACACAGAACGATTCGATTACAAGTCAATCAAAATACGAATTTAGGAGTCAGGATGATTAGACTATTCAAACTAAAAAACAACTTAGACATCATCGGGGAAATTAGAGGAAAGAACAAAGACTCCCTTATTCTTCACAGACCTTTTGTCCTGCATAACATGCCGATGCCCAGTGAAATGGGTATGCGGATCGTGCAGGTTATAAAGCCTTGGATTGAAAATAGCGATGATATTACTGTTGATCTTCCTGTAGATTCCGTCTTGGTGACTTCGCTCCCTGCTCCTGATCTCGTAAGAAAATACCAATACGCTCTAGAGAAAGAAGATGTTGCTCACGACATCGCCGCTGAGATCCAGAATGATCCCGAACAACTTCAGGGATTCATTGAAAAAATGATCCGCGAAGAATTAGATGAAATGGATGAGATGCCTGGTTTTCCTAGCGAGGAAATGGAACAGAAGATCGAGGACGCGGAAAACATCGATGTGAATTTCCGCATGTCTCCCGGTATGTTCTTTCATTTCCTAGCGAATGGTATTATGGGAATTGATGAAGACAATGGTATCGAATTTGATACTGATGCATTCATGGAGAAGTTCGAGGAGTTCAAGAACAAAAAGAAGGAGAAGCCTTCTCAACCGAAGAGACGCCCTCCTTCTCCACCTAAGCGTGATGATTGGGATTTTGGTAGTCAGTTTGATGACTGGGATCCAGAACCATAAACTAATAGTTATTAGATATACCCATACCCAACCAAGACACAGATAAGATAACCCGAAAATGAAACATGTCAATAGATAAATTTCCTACTTTGTGTTGATTTTTTTACGAGGTAGTGTATAGTATGAAAAACAAGGAAGTGATTACATGGCGAAAGCAAAGAAAGAACATTATGTAGATAACGAGCAATTTTTCATAGCAATGTGTGAATGGAAAAAGAAGGTTATCGAGGCGGATGATTTGGGTGAATCTAGACCTCCAGTATCAGAGTATATTGGAGAGTGTTTTATGAAGATTGCAGAACATCTATCGTACAAACCCAACTTCATCAACTATGAATACAGAGAAGAGATGATCGGCGATGGTATTGAAAACTGCCTGATGTACGCTCATAACTTCAACCCCGAAAAATCAAAGAACCCATTCTCCTACTTCACTCAAATGATATACTATGCGTTTCTACGCAGGATTCAAAAAGAGAAGAAGCAGATGTATGTAAAGTACAAGGTTGCCGAACAGTCAGAGTTCTATAAACACTTTCCTGTTTGGGAAGACGAAAAGACAATGAGACAGAAATTCAATTTGACTGATACCGACATCGAGAACTTTACGCCTAAGTCCAAAAAGAAGAAGACTAAGAAAACTAAAGACGATGCAGGAGCCACTCTAGACGAGTTTTTCGGAGACTGATTTGAAAATTCCTTTTATCAATGACACTCACTTTGGTGCAAGAAACGATTCTCCTGTATTTCTAGACTACTCTCTTGATTTCTTTGAGAATCAGTTCTTTCCATACTGCAAAGAAAACAACGTAACCGAGATTGTCCACTTGGGTGACTTTCTTGATAGGCGCAAGTATGTAAACTTCAATACCCTCACGCGGGTGCGTGAGAAGTTCGTAGAACCCCTAGAGCAGATGGGTATTACTATTCACTGTATTCTAGGTAACCATGATACCTATTTCAGAAACACGAATAAGGTCAACTCACTACGAGAGGTGTTTTCAAATGCCGAGTCGTTCAAGGTGTATGAAAAGCCTGAGATTGTTCGTCTGGATGGGATTCCATTCTCGTTTGTTCCGTGGATCAATAAAGAGAACTACGAGGAATCAATCGAGTTTATCAAACACAAATCGGCAAATTACTTGTGTGGTCATTTTGAACTGAATGGTTATGAAGTAATGCGAGGTGTCAAGTTCGATGGTGGTATGGATCCGTCAATGCTTGCCAAGTACGCTATGGTTCTGTCTGGTCACTTCCACTCAAAGCACACTAAAGGCAACGTACACTACTTAGGCACACAGTATCAACTTACCTTCTCAGACTTGAACGAGAAGAAAGGCTTTCATGTTTTCGATACATCGTCTGCTGATATAGAGTTTATTGAAAACCCAAGAAGGCTCTTTCACTCTTTCGTGTATGATGATGAAGCAGTAGACGCCATGAAATACATGACTGCCGACTATTCTGAATACAAGGATAAGTTCGTAAAAGTCTTTGTAGCCAACAAAAAGTTTCCCTTTACATTCGATAAAGTGCTTGATAAACTGTACTCTGTTCAACCTGCAAATGTCCAAGTAGTAGAAGACATTCAGGAAGATATCGGTGAAGAAGAACGAATTGATCTTGCAAAAGGAACCCTTGATATAATCTACGAAGAGATCGATTCTCTATCTGGTGAAGTAGACAACCCATCAGAACTCAAGAAGATTTTCAAGGACATCTACATGGAGGCTATTACACAATGAACATCTTTGTACTCGACAACGATCCGGTCGTTTCAGCACAGCAGTCATGCGACAAGCATGTAGTAAAGATGATTATAGAAACAGGTCAGATGCTTTCGACCGCACATCGCGTTCTCGACGGGTCTGAATACTACGACATGTCTAAAGGTGAACGTCCAAGAAAGATCAAGAGATGGAGGCTGGAGGATATTCGTGAAGAGTCTTTGTGGAAAGCATCTTTCGTAGGTCATCCATGTACACAATGGTGTATGAAGTCTCATCTAAATTACCATTGGTTGAGTCTTCATGGTGTTGCTCTTTGTGAGGAATATACACACAGGTATGGGAAGATCCATAAGTCGGAGAAACTTCTTCGATACTTAGAGGACGAGTTTCCTATGAACATTCCAATCGGTAACCTAACTCCATTTGCACAGGCTATGCCGGAAGAATACAAGAATGAGTGTGCAGTGCAGGCTTACCGAAACTACTACCACGGTGAAAAGGCATACTTTGCAAAGTGGACAAATAGAGACGCTCCAGACTGGTGGTCTCCCAAGGAGATTCTAGTAACAGCATGATTACCTTCAAAGCAATCAGATGGAAGAACTTCCTTAGCACAGGTAACTACTTTACCTCAATCGATATTACCAAACGACCAACTACACTGATCGCAGGTGATAATGGTGCAGGTAAATCAACGATATTGGATGCACTTACATACTGTCTGTTTGGTAAGTCGTTTCGAGGGACGAATATCCCTCAACTTATCAATAGTGTAAACGATAAAGACTGCATCGTAGAGATTGGTTTTGAAATTGGCGAAAACGAATACTTAGTCCGTCGAGGTCACAAACCTAAAGTGTTTGAGATTTTCAAAAACGGAAAAATGGTGGATCAAAACTCGAACTCCAAAGATTACCAGTCGATGCTTGAGGAGCAGATCCTCAAAATGTCTTATCGTTCATTTTGTCAGGTAATTGTTCTGGGATCATCGAACTATGTTCCGTTTATGAAGTTGTCTACTGCCGATCGCCGTGCAGTTGTTGAAACTCTTTTGGATATCGATATCTTCTCTGCGATGAACGCTATCATCAAGTCTAGACTTTCTCAGTCTAAAGACAGTATGAAAGACATTGACTACAAGGTAGATATTGTACGAACAAAGATCGAAACACAAGAAAAGTTGATCAAGGACATTCAGTCGAGGTCTGATGATGCAATAGAGGCACACAAAACAGAAATCGAAAGTAGTCGAAAAGACATCGAGCGAATCGAAGAAGAAATTCAAACCATAGAGGGCAAAATTGAAAAACTACTCGAAGTTAGTCAAGGTAAGGCGGAAGTACAGACGGAGATTACCGACACGAAGGCATCAATCAGAGACTCAAAAAGAGACAATAAGACAATCAAAGAATCAGTAGAGTTCTATGAGAAGAATGATATATGTCCCGCTTGTTCTCAGAAAATTGACTCCGAACACAAGGACAAAATGATCGATGGGTTGAAAGAGACTATCGATAAGCAAGATAAAGAGCAAGAGGCTCTACAAGATAAACTAGACGGTGCTTCTACAAGACTGGAAGAGATCGAGAAAGTATTGTCTGCGGTTCGAGTGTTTGAAGAAGAAATCAGAACCCGCCGGGGTATTGTCTCATCTTCAAAGAAGTACATCGCTAAACTCAAAACGGACATTGAGCGTACAACATCCGACCGAGGAAAGATAGAAGATGATAAAGACGAGATGAAGAAACTTGCAATCGAAGGCAAGGATCTTGTATGCGAGCGAATGAGTCTTCTGAAGGATAAGAACAACTACGAGATCGCCTCTCTGTTACTCAAAGACACAGGGATCAAGGCAAAAATCATCAAGCACTATTTGCCTATCATGAATAGGCTAATCAATCAGTATCTCAAGAGTATGGAGTTCTTTGTTACATTTGAGTTGGACGAAAACTTCAACGAGACTATCAAGAGTAGGCATCGGGACGAGTTTTCTTATCACAATTTCAGTGAAGGTGAAAGACTAAGAATCGACCTTTCTCTCTTGCTTGCATGGAGAGAAGTTGCTACACTACGCAACAGTACCAACTGTAATCTATTGATTCTAGACGAAGTGTTTGACTCTAGTCTTGATGCGGTTGGTACAGATGAGTTCTTGAAGATCCTCAAGGGGTTTGGAAAGAACAACAACATCTTTGTGATCAGTCACAAGTCAGACCAGTTGCACGATAAGTTCGATGGGACTATTCGGTTTGAGAAAAAGAACAACTTCAGTAGGATTTCGTAATGACTCACTATGGAAAAAACACACACCTAATAGACTCGGACATCAATGTTATGTTCGAGGAACTGTTGGAGATGGATTCTACTAGGTTTGAAGAGTGGGTCGTAAATCTTAGGAAGACTGTAGTCGATGTGTGGGATAATGAAGACGTTCCTCCACGAAGAGGTAAGGAGGATCGTGACATCATTGACCAGTGGAACAAGATGTGTTCTTACCCAATCCACAAGTTCACCTTCACTGATGAATTGTCAGATGTAGAGGATGATGTGATTGTCAACACAAGCAAACTTGGTGTTGAGGCTGATCAGTGGTTTCCAAACATGTACAAGGTCCGCATCAACTACACGGAAAAGGATACCGGATACTCTATCTACGATCTTTTTGCCGACGACAGATTCAAGGAGCGGATGATCAAGGGGTGTAATCGTCACTTCAAGAGAGATTCGATGTACCTTCACGCACCATCGTGCATCAAGAACAATAAGAAAACTTCGTTGATTGATTGCGAAGACGCGGCAGAATATGTTCGTACAGTCAGATCTAATCGTGAAATCTTTGGAAACCATGACTTCATGTTGGAGCAGGTCAAAATCAAAGAGGGAATGAATAGCGGCTACAATCAAGTAGACCACTCAAACATTCTCCAACTAACCAAAGAGCAAGTGGTATCATTGAAGCACGATGGTATTCTGGAGTATCGACATCATTCCACATTTGATATAAACGATATGCCGGATGACCGTGTATACAGCGTGCGTCTGTACAAAAAGGGTAATCGCATTTTTCCAAAGGGGTTCGCCGCTTTCCGAATCGGTTACATCCAACCTGCGGTCAACTTCCCCCCGATGACCGCGAAGTATATTTGGGACAGATACACCGAGGAGTTCAAGGATGATGAAGTAATCAAAATCTACGATCCTTCTGCCGGGTGGGGTGGTCGCATTCTTGGTGCGATGTCTGCAAAGGACGATAGAAAGATTCACTATATTGGAACTGATCCCAATCCCGACAACTTCTACGATGGTAGATCTAAGTATGCCGATATTGCAGACTTCTACAACACTAAGACGTATCGTGGTTGTGGTTTGTTTCCCGAGACAAACACATTTGAGATCCACCAACTTGGTTCTGAGGTGATCCAGCACGATCCAGAGTTTCAACAACATAAAGGTGAGATCAGTGTGGCATTTACATCCCCACCTTATTTCAATCGAGAGGCATACTCAGAAGACGAAAACCAATCTTACAAGAAGCATGGATCGTCGTATGAATCTTGGAGGGATGGATTTCTTCAACCTACAATCGAAACAATCGCAGAGTGGTTACGTCCTAACGGCTATATGATTTGGAATATTGCAGACATACTAAATCGAGGAAATTACCTTCCGCTCGAACAAGATTCTATAAATATAGCAGAACAGAATGGATTGAAGTATCTCTATACTCTCAAGATGCGGATGGAAGGAATGCCGGGTCAAAATAGAGTTGGAGAAGATGGAAAACCGCTATGCAAAAACTACTGTCAAGTGAATGGGGATTATCAGAAGTACGAACCCATTTTCGTATTCAAAAAAGTGAGGTAAAACTATGAGTGAAGGTCTACAACCGCAAATTCAAATGAACGCAATTCAGGATATGATGATCCGTCTGGAGTATGTGTGGCTAGATGGTCATACTACTAAAAACCTGAGAAGCAAGGTACGTTATGAAAACTGGAAGTTGGACACCAATGCAGGTCTGTCCCGCGATTCAGTACTATCTAAGTGTCCGCAGTGGTCCTACGATGGATCTAGTACAGGTCAAGCAGAAGTTGACAACAGCGATGTCCTTCTGAACCCTGTGCGTGTGTACGCGAACCCGCTCGAAGAAACAGACATGCCATCGTTCTTCGTTTTGTGTGAATCAATGACAATGGACACAGTTCCAGAACCCCTTGAAACTAATACCAGAGCAGGACTCCGAGAGGCTATTCAAGGTAATCTTGAGGGGTATTGGTTTGCACCTGAGCAGGAGTATTTTGTTACAGACAAGAAGGGAACTCCTCTGGACTTTGACGATAATTCGGAAGAGCAGGGTAGATATTACTGTGGTTCTGGTGGTCTCATCTCCGGTAGAGAGTTGGTAGAGATGCACGCAACAATCTGTCAGATGATGCGACTTCCACTTTGTGGTACGAATGCCGAAGTTGCACCGGCTCAGTGGGAATACCAACTATCACCCACCGAACCACTTGAGGCGGCAGACGATCTTTGGATGAGTAGATACCTACTCCAGCGTCTTGCAGAAAAGGCAGGAGTTGCTGTTGATTTCTCTCCAAAACCACTTGGTCCCGGTTGGAATGGTTCTGGTTGTCACATCAACTTCAGCACCGACATGATGCGAAAAGAGGGTGGAGCAAACTTCATGAATGATCTTGTAATGAAACTCCGAGATACTCATAAAAATGCCATGAAGGTATATGGTGAGGGTAACGAAGAAAGACTTACAGGTAAGTGTGAAACTCAACACTACAAGAAATTCACATGGGGAAACGGTGACCGTACAGCATCAGTCAGAATCCCTATGTTCACAGTTCGTAACGGATGGAAAGGTCATCTCGAAGACCGTCGCCCCGCGGCGAACATGGACCCATACGAAACATACGCTTTCGTAGTAAATGCCCTTGAAAACTCATACGAGGAAAAGAGGCAAGCCGCTGAAGTGATCTGAATACGATGATGACATAATGGAGGTAAATTCAAAGGAGGATTTTCGATGAACGAAAACCATACTCGTCAAGACTGGTACAAAACTCACAGAAGAAAAGTAGAAACCGTTTTTCAAAAAGGTAAGTACCTACACGACAAAAAGAAGATATACCCCTCCGATTCAGGTAAATATAAGATTGAAATATTGCCTGTTGTATTCAAGCACGATGATCGATTCTTTGCATACACTCTTGCAAAAATCAAGAAGGGTAATAAGGTCATTGCAAACATCAAAAGGAATGGGGAAAAATTTCCATTCTTGTTTGTAGAAGATCACATAGATGGTCATGACTATCTACTCTGTGCCGAAGATTACCAATCGCAAACAATCTTCCGACTTGATACTGGAGACCGAACTGAGTTCGTTTCCGAAAAGGCTCAAAGAGAAATGGAGTTCTCATGGCAGAAGTTTCATCTTTCCCCAAATGGGGAGACCCTTGCAATCGAAGGTTCAGTAAAAACAAAACATACTGAACTGGCGGAATATCGAGAGGTTAGATTTTTCAACTTCAATGATCCAATGATCCTTCCCTATTATGAAAAAGGCGATAGACTCACTTGCCCATACGAAGACATAATAGGCTGGGAGGACAATGAAAATCTTCTAGTGGCTATTCACGAAGAGAGAAGAAACACAGATATGAAGCCATTGAAAGACATGACCAAGGGAAGAAGACTAAAGTGTCTTCAGGATAATGCATTTGGAATTAGGCGAATTGTATACAGGTTTCCTCTCGACAGGGGAGATAGACAGGAAGTTTATTCAGAATGGGTTGTAAACTGACCCAAGACATGATACACTATTAGTCATGAGCAAGAAAAAGACTACTCGTAAAAAGCGAACCAAGAAGAAAGCCGCTAAACGAACTGCACCGAAGTACCCTTCGTGGCAGGGTCCATCAAACTTCCCTGATGGACCATTCGTTAGCGGTATCAACCCTCAATCCTCAATGTCGTATCAGCGATATCTGGAAGAAGGTCTTGCGTTCATTCACAGAAACTTCAAACTGAAAGTATACAAGCGAGCAGATGCTACCGAGTATCCTACGTTCATTCCCAAGAAGGATCTTCGTGTCCAAATCCGATGGGGTGATGAGATCAAGCATGAATGGCTTGTAGAAAGGGAGTTCCTTGAAAGAGGTAACTCCAAGAAAGAAGATCGTGAATACATGAGAGGTCATGCAGACATGTATTTGATGGCAGCGAAGAATGCATGTGATCTGGCAAGATCCAAACACAAGGCTTCTCAGTTGAAGAAAACCAAAAAGAAGCGAACTAAGAAAGCGAAAACAAAATGATTTTAGTTGACATGCACCAAGTGGTATTGTCCAACATCTTCGCAATGACCAAGAACACTGATGAGATCAGCGAAGATCTGGTTCGTCATGTGACACTAAACAATCTCCGAATCATCCGAAAACAGTTTGGTGATTCTTATGGGAATGTGGTATTGACGTTCGATGCTGGTAATTACTGGCGTAAAGACATCTTTGAACACTACAAGAAGCCTAGGAAAATGAAGCAGAGTCAATCTGACTTTGATTGGGGTTCTGTTTTCTCTACCATTAGAGATATTCGTGAAGAGATCACAGAGACCTTTCCGTATAAGGTTATGCTTGTTCCCCGAGCAGAGGCAGATGATATCATCGCCTATCTCGCAAAGAGGTATCATACTGAAGAGAAGATCATGATTATCTCTTCGGACAAGGACTTTCAGCAACTACAACGATATCCTAATATCGAACAGTTTAGTCCACGGACAAAGAAGAAACTGACCTGCAAGGATCCCGAGGCATTCCTAAAGGAACATATTATCCGTGGTGATTCCTCCGATGGTATTCCCAATATCCTTTCTGATTCCGACACATTCGTCGATCCCGACAAGAGACAAAAGCGTCTCACGCAAAAGATGATGAACTCAATTCACGAAGACCTTGCCTTTGGAGAGGCGCCTAAAGGTCTTGAGAGTAATTGGGATCGCAATCAAAGCATGATCGATTTTGAAAAGATTCCTGAGTGGCTTGTTTCTGATATTGAACGAGAATGGGATAAGCCTATCAATGGTCACCGTTCTAAACTGTTCAATTACTTCGTTACAAAACGACTGAAGAATCTCATGGAGCATATCGAGGAATTTTGAATGAAGAAGGGCAACAAGCGATTCAAGAAATTTGTAGCAGACGACTACGAGGCTCGCAAGTCTGAGCGAAAGGCTCAGAAGGAGAAAGGTAAATCTCAACGAAAGAGATCGAATGAAATAATTCGAGAATTGAAGCGAGGAAATGTTGACTTTGATGATTATGAAGAGTATTATGGTTAGGAACTTCAAGGAGATTTTTTGTTATGACAACAACTACTGGAACTAGCATGTCTAAGCAGACACTCGATCTGCTCAAGAACTTTGCTTCAATCAACAGCAACATCCTAGTCAAGCCGGGTGATGTGATCAAGACGATCTCACCTGTCAAGAACATTATGGCAGTTGCTACTGTACCTGAGAACTTTGATACTGAGTTTGGTATCTGGGATCTCAACAAGTTTCTCGGAACTGCGTCCCTGTTCAATGCACCATCTTTTGAATTTGGTGAACGATCAGTGACCATCTCGGGTGAGGGTGGTTCTTCGGTGAACTACTACTACAGCGAACCTCGTCTACTCACGGTTCCTACTAAGGATATTGTGATGCCTGAGCCGGTCGTATCCTTTGATCTTACACAGGATGCACTCAATGAAATTACCCGTGCTTCTTCTGTAATGCAACTTCCAGATCTGGTTGTTCGCAGTGAGGGTACTACCATCGTTATGGTAGCACTTGACCGACAGGATGACACCACTAACAGTTACTCTGTAGAACTCGGTGAAGTTGCCGTTGAGAGTGATTTTGAGTTTGTGTTCCGCGTGGACAACCTCAAACTTCTTCCCGGTGATTATCGTGTGGATGTTACGGATAAGGTTGTGAGTCAGTTTACTCACACTGGAATGGATCTAAAGTATTGGATTGCACTTGAGAGCGATTCACGCTACTCTGCGTGAACGGAGACAATATGGAAAACAAACAGTACCTATGGGTTGAGAAGTATCGACCCAAGACTATCGATGAGTGTATCTTGCCTGATAGTATCAAGAATACCTTCAGGGAAATGGTAAACTCAAACGAGTCGCAAAATCTGTTGTTGTCGGGAGGTCCGGGTTGTGGTAAGACT